ATCAGAATCTAAATCTGATAAAAAAGAACTCCAGCCGTCACCCCATTGATTTGCGGCAAGGTCTGTACATACACCGTTACCGCCAAGTTTACCTATGCTTGTAACTAGAGTGTTCTTATTATAAGCAGCTCTAGATAGGTCACATTCTTCAAGAATACCAGCAACTGCACTAAATGCAGTTTCGTCCAACGGTAGAACCGAAGTTCTGAATCTGATCTTTCTATTTGGAGGTGCCGCCATTATGTCCCCACAAACGTTTCTATTGTTGAGTTACCGCTTGCTGTTTTTACTTTAACATTAGCCGATGTGCTTATCTCGGATGCAAAAGATTCGTCTTGAGATAGTTTAATCAAATAATTGCTGTTATCAAGAGTAACCAATACATCGGTACTACCAGTGTTTTTAACATAAACAAAATCGTTGTTCGTTGTTGCTACCTCTGTAGGAGAACTACTTATAGCAGTAGACGAAGAATGTGTCTGCGTTCCGCTGGATAAGGCTACATTAGCCTGTCCTGCAAGTCTTCTGCCTACATCACTGTCAAAGTACCAGCGTACACTAGTACTGTTTAATTCTAAAGGCATACAGCCATTAGTATATGTAACAGATTTAGCCATTTCTTTCCATTGTTTCTTGTACTGTCACTTATTATACAGCTCCCATAACCTCAACACCGACTGCTTCTCCATTACCAGCAGCCCAAAGTGTTGGAGTTACAGTATCTGACCCATAAGGCAAAACTATTGCTTCTCCTGGCCCTAATACTGCTACAGTAGTTGCGTCTGCTACGGTTTCTGCCATAGTAATTTTTACATCAACTGTTGATGCAGTTGTTCCATCAGATAAGAACCCGGAATGCTTTATAAAAATAAGATTAGCTGTTGTAAAAGTTCCAAGCGTTAATGCTGTTTGACTTTCTGCATAATTAGTACCTGCAGCTACAAGCGTTGGACTACCAGATGCATATCCAACTGTTGTTCCCCATGTATGAGCTACACTACCACTACCTCCTAAACTTTTACCTACGTCAGCAGCAATAGCATCCACTGCAGCTCCTTCGCCAGCTGCATGACTATATACAGGTGTTGCGCTTACTGCAAAATCTACTCTACTTGCCATAATTAAACTCCTTGTTGTTGTTGCGGTATCCCACCGCTAGTTAATAATTGTAAACCTTGCATATATTCAGCCTTCAGTTGTTGGTATTGACCCTGTTTCCATTGATAATCCATACCGTGCTTCTGAACCTTTGATCCATAGTTCTGAATATCGGTCCCATACTTAGACAGTTTACTTTGATTGCTTTCCGCTACTTTCTGGAGTTCACTTATGTATCGCTCCATAGATGTACGAAATGTTTCTGTGTTTTTCTGTAAGTCGCTGGCGAACCTGCTGGTTTGCGCTTGTACTTCAGCGCTGTATTTACTTATATCATAGCTTGTTTCAGCTTGATACTTTTGTAAAGCTTTTTGTATCTCTTGCTGATAAACACTAAGATTAGAGCCAAAGCTAGCTGTCTCTTTTTGTATATCAGCAGAATAATTCTGTAGACTGCTCGTATAATCAGTTTGATATTTCTGGAAATTTTGATTCCATTCTTCATTTACCCATGTTTGGATCGTTGTATTTACTTGTGCTTGATATGATGAAATTTCAGCCTGGTACTTAGCCATATCTGCCTGATACTGTTGAATATCTTTTTCATAATTATGCAATGCATTCTGTAGTCCCACCTGAGTGTTTTTATCCATATTAGCCTTACGTGTAGTATACTCCTGTTGTGCATTCTGTATGGCTACTTGTATATCTTTAGTAAGATTCTGCGTTTCTCTTTGTATATCTTGCTGATACTCTACATTGCTTTTATTAAAAGTATTTAATGCATTTTGTATATCGGCTCCAAACTTTTGTATATCAGTTTGCCGTTCTGCATGCCAAACTTGAATATCGCCTTCAAGGTTTTGAGCATATTGCTGAACTTCTTTATTGATATTGTTTTGATATCCCTGTAGTTCAGAATTATATTTTTGTATCAGGTCATCATTGTTTTGCATAATAGCCTGCATATCATTAATTCCATTCTGCAATTGTCTCTGCTGATCCCTGTCTTTATTCTTTAAAGAAAGATTTAACTGTGATTCTGCATTGGCTATATTTACTTGATTAGCTATTTGTGCTTCCTGCATAGATTCCTGAATAGCTGATTGATATACCGCGTTCTCTTTGTTGAACTCATTTAATTCGTTCTGTACATCAGCTTGGTATTTCTGTATATCTGTCTGTCTCTCAGTTTGCCATACTCTTAAATCCCCTTCAAGGTTTTGCTGATACTCTTGTACTTCTGCTTGTACTTCCATTTGGTAAGACTGCAATTCTGCCTGATACTTTTGCAGTTCCAAGGTATAATCCTGTATATCTGCACGTAAAATCATATCGCCTTCTTTTTGAGCTTCCTGTGCATCTATTTGAACCTTAGTAATTTCTGCTTGTACATTAGCCTGATATCTGGCATTATTTTTATTGAAAGTATTCAAAGCATCTTGGACTCTTATTTGATATTCTTGAACCTTTATAGGAGTAGCAGATAATAAAGATTGAACTTCATTTGCATATCCCTGAGCTTCTTTTAAGGCTACACCAACTTCTTTTACTCTCATATCTCCAATAGAAACCCATTCTTGAATATGTGCTTGCGCTCTTTGTATTTCCGACTGTGCAATACCTAAAGCTCCCTGTACTAATTCTGTATCTTCTTCTGTATATAAATATGTAGCTGCATCTCCAGCAGCATTTCCAGTAGGTGAATTAGCACCATCATCAATTATTGTTTCAGCATTATCTAGGGCATTCTTTACTCTTGTAAGTTGAGAATTTGTTGCATCCCATGTCGCATTTGTATCATATTGCGAATCAGATGCTGCACTTGCAAATTTATCACCCGCAGTTTCTGCTTGATCTACCGCTGCCTTTATTAATGTTAATGCAGTAGTAATATCTGAAACTCTTGATGGATATTCTGTAGCCCAATTAACCCCACTTATTGTAGTAGTAGGTGATGTATAGGCTGGTACATCCCCGCTTATATCAGCTTTAGAAACCGTAGCTATTCCAGACGACGAAATAGTAGGGTCTGAAGGAGGTGCTGGAGGTACTGCCGCAATAGTTAAATCTGTTATTGTTGGGGCAGAGCCTAATACTGTTATTGGTTTGGTATAGGTAGGGGCAGAACCAGTATAAACACTTGCTGATCCTACTGTAGCAGTAGAAAAAACTGGGGAAGTTGCATCAAGTGCCGAATTAATGCTAGTAAATGTTACAGATGTAAGCGATGGAGAAGTAGGGGATACAGACGCTATTGTTAGATCAGGTATAGTTGGAGCAGAACCAAGAGACAATACAGGTTCTGTATAAGATGGCACCGATACAGAAAGAGCTGCCATATCAGATATTGCAACAATCGGCTGTACTATATCGGATATACTAGCATTTGTGTAAGTAAAACTTGGAGAAGATGGGGCAACTGGAGCCGTAGGTAATGATATACTGCCGACCGATCCAAGCGATGGTGTTGAATAAACAGGTGATGTAAAACTCGGTGAAGACGGCACGCTACTAAAATCCACATCGGCTCCTGTTGGTGCCGGCACTAGAACAAAAGCGCTTGGCGCAGTAAATGTAGGTAAGCTTTCCGATATCTCACTCAACACAAGTTCTGATATATCGCTAGGCAAACTCGATGTTTTATCAGCCATTAATCGTTGCAAACATCTTGTTGCTCCCCCTAAAACCAATAAACGCTCTGCTTCTTGTGGAAAGTTACTTACGGATGAATCTGAATTTAATATAGCCGTACTGCCATCTGATGTTGGTATTTTAGGTACATAATGAAGAACACCTGCCGTTGCACCGCTTCCTGCATCTCCGTTTATTTTCACAGTCTCATCTTCAATGTAATATACTGCATCAGTATCGCTTGCCGCATAAATAGAGTTTGCGTCATTGTATTTTGCTTTTTGAATAGAGGGTATTTCTCTTGCTGGCAGATCATCTTTGTCTACTGCTAGTACTTTCTTGCCTGCTGTAGTTAAGCCTGAAGATGAAACAGCTACTGTCTTTGCAACTGCTAACAGTTTATCGGCAGGAAGGACGTCTACTATTTCAGCGCCTATATCCTGTATAGATGTTGAAATAAGATCATCATCGCCAACCGATCCAATCAAATCTTCTATTTCTGTCTTAAAACTCATCCAGATATTCCTACTTCAGTAAATGTTGTTGCGGCATTGGTAATCAATGAAAAAGTTGTTAAACCATCCCATTCTAAAGGCAAACTACTGGAAGCCACAAGAGCGTCTTCCCAATTGGTGGCCGTAAGATCTTCCCAATAATAACTTTCTGAAAAAATCGTATCAAATGTTGTGGCTATCGGATTAACTTCTGTAAATGCCATTAATAGTCATAAGGGGTTACCGCATAAGCGGTCCCGTCCCTTCCTTTATTTGCGTATTTCTTACCCTCTCTAACATCATCATTAAATAAACTTCTAAAATACCCAGCTTGTCTAATTAATTCGGGTTTTAACTCATACCCCTTTGCAATAGCGTAACTTGCTAATGCCTCATGAAATTCTGCGGGAATAGCTGGAGATTCGGTCATTGTAATACCGGATCCAGTTGCTACAAAATCTTCGTCCAGTTTTACAGCATGGACGTTTACTGTTTTTACTTCAGATACTGATACATAGTTTGTAGTAGTATCCGTAGCTGAACTTTTTGCGATTGCTATTGCATCGCGCTCTATCCACCATACATGCTTTAAAGCACTTGTTCTAGCGTCATCAGCCATTATGTAGTATCCATTTTTTCAGGTGGCGTAGTTAACCTCGGGATCTCATAATTATCATAGTCAACTCTAGTGACTTCTGATATAGCATCGTCAAGGTTATAGTATCGTTGATTTGAAACAGTTGGGAATGTATACAACTGAGCCAAAATCCGCGTTTTTCTACAGAACTCATCCAATGCGCGATTCAGATATAAACGTATCTGTGTTTCACCCAATTCAGGATGATGTTGCTTAACGAGTTCTATTAATTGTTTTTGTGTCATAGTGTCCCAATGCGAGGGGAGATGTTACTCTCCCCTCGGTTATTACTTTTAGTCAGTTTGACTGAAGGCATTATCAGCGTTGCCAAACATATGAGCAAACCAGTTTGTTCCGTTTGAAACAAAGGTTGCATATGATCCAGCAACTGCGTTTGTTGAGAAGGTGATTTTATCCCAATCAGAATCTGAAGCTGCTGCTGTATCTTCATCAGCAAATTCAATTCCAATTATGTCATCACCCGCAGCTGATACTACATCTATATCATAACTACTTGGAGAAGCAGCTAATATAAATGTAAACTCGCATCCTGTATTGCTTACTGCAGGAAGTGTAATATCATAATTAGCACTCCCTTCAGAAACAAATATTTTTTTGCAAGAATCAGCTATTGATAGTGTCACTGCAGCACTAACTGCTTTAACACCTGCGCTTGATCCACCTAGATAAGGTCTAGCCATAATTAACCTCCCTTAACTAATTTCAAACAGTTTGTGACTCTCAATGAGTGATACGCCAATACCTTCATCAGAAAAATACTGATCCTTAACGCCATCGTAAGCATCATCTGTTAAGATGTTAGCTTGAAACTTTGGCGCCCTGTATTGAGCATGGAACAGATTCTCATCCGATACAACAAGCATAGTTTTGTTATATGTTTGTCGTAGAGCCGGAGTTGGAATCAACTGCAACGCACCGTGAGGTGTCTCAAGAACTCTGTAGTTAAAACCAAGAGCGTCACGTTTCATGTCGCCAAGGTTTACTGTCCAACCAGAGTTGCCTGCCATACCTGAAGAACCAGCCATCTTAGACCAGTAACTCAAAGCACCTGCACCACAAAAAGCACGTTTCACACCCGCCTCAGGAACATACTGGAATACTTTTTCCATATCGTCCACGAAATCGCCATAACTATAACTAGCTTCGGTTATAGAAAAGCGACTCTGGTCAGCACCTGAAGAATCACCATGCTTTTCAATTGCAGGAATAATACCCATTGTTGCACGAACTTGATTACTGTTCGCATCTGTAAGGTCATCATCAGAGAAAGCGCCAGTAATATTGATCGGTGAGCGACCAAATAAGAATGCGCGTTCTTTCTGAATCTTATGTTCCTGTGATTTCTGATCACGAAGTCTAGCCAATTCAGATGATTCACCACGTAATGCAGCCTGCAGGATAGTTCCTGTTATCTCCAATGGTGTTTTGAATATCTGACATTGGTTATAGACTACTGACAGTTCATCTGCCCATGCGGTCCCGGCTACGGTACCTTCACCGTATGCGCTACCAACAACTATCAAATATGAACCGTCAGCACTTGTAATAGTACCAGTATCATTCATATTCTTTACGCTGAAGTTTGCACTTGCACCACTACTGGCTACCGCAGTAATCAGAACTACACCTTGTTTAGTAGAACCGGGAGTAAGCCCGTCCCAAACTTCACAGGTTAGTCCAATCCAACTGTTGTATGCGTAATTACCGCCTTCACCTTCCATACCAACTGGTGTACCAGCTTTTACAACCCAAGTATCAGCGGCATTATCAACTGCACTAGCTACTGCTGTGCCTGTTTGAAAGTATTGTTTTACCCATGGATTACGATGCTCGAACATTTTAAACTGCGGATCAGCCATACCTGAAACAGTATTTTGATTGGCAATCACAGTTGTAAAAGGCGAAACATCAGTCCATAGCTCTTTAACTACGTTTGGACGAATGTAAAAATCTCGTCTATCCGTATATAGAACCCCACTTGAAGTGAGATTTTTGGCATTACTAGCCATGTTTGTTACCCTCCTGAACCCTTTTTGGGTTCGTTAGTTAAACTCGTTTATTTCGCATCAAGCCGAGATTAAAGTAATCCTCTTCAGAATACTGGGGTTGATTTTCTCCTCCTCCAACACTTGCTGGCGGGGGAACCGTAGCCCTGCCCTGTCGATTTTTCATCATCTCTGCTTTCTGCCTCGTATCCACCTCCGCTGTACTTGGAGCATTCCTGAGTCTATCCAGGGCAACTAAATTTTCAAGTGAAATACTATCAGGAGATGAATAATATTGAATAAAATTATCCGCTCTTTCGGGGGTATACCCATAGTTCTCTCTCAAATTTACCTGCATAGCTTGGCGCTGTTGATGCACCATTGCTTCCTGTTGCCGTTTCTCCTGCAGTTGATACTGCTTATCTGCTTCTATAACCCGATATGACTCCATGTCTTCTTGATATGAAACCAAGTCTTCACGGTAATTATCGAGTGAGTCGCGATATTTGAAACTTGTTGAATCAGGATCCATGTAAGCTTCTGATGGATCATAATTGGACGGTTTACTAGGACGTTCGGGTTTCTTTGGGAATCCTTGCGATTCGGTTTTACCGGTAACCGCAGGGGCATCACCAGAGAGTGATCTTGCAACGTTGTCAAGAATCCAGGGGTTTTCATTGATATGCTTTGCAATTGGCTCCACATTCTCAAGTTCCTTCATTCGTTGTTCCATTCTATTGTAGTCACTCGCCTTTTGGTCATATTTACTCTGCCAATATTCGTAGCGTTGTTCCTGAGATTCCCCAGTTTCCGCTACAGGTTGCGGATCCGCAACCTCTTCTTCTGCCACATACATCCCGCCCTCTGGATTGAGGTTGGGATCAAATGGCTCTAATGCATCAGTTGTTTCAACTGTGCCATCGTTTGTAGTTTCCTCAGCAACGATGTCTTGTACTTGTTCTTCCATGCTATCTCCTTCCGATTTGTCTAACTAACAGCAACCGGTGTTTGGTTTTCAGCTTCCGTTTCCCGTTCTATTTTCAGTTGATCGTTTAATCGAGCTTCAAACAATTCAACCGCTTTGGCTGTTTTGTCGTTTGCCCTTCCCAACTGACGCTTAAATTTTTCTATTTCAACCCGCTTTTTGTCATGTACGCTTTCACGTTCTGATGTTTGCAGATCACCTTTAATTTTTTTCAATTCTTCCTGCAATTGTGATATCATTTGCTGTTGTTGGCCAATAATTGCAGTTCTTTCAAGAACACCTTCAGTATCAGCTACTTCTGTTTGCTGGAGTACCTCTACTTGATCAATAATACCCTTTTCATATAAAGTCATATAATAATCAAACCTTGCCCAGCGATTTGACGGTAAGGTAGAACCGCTGACCACAATAAGGTCGTATTTGCCAATAGTGATATCATTTATCCTGCCAACGATCTCTCCGGTAAAATCATCAAATACCGGTCTGTTTAAAAGAGCTTCGCTTGTTCTGCCGTCTGGTTGCATAAGTTTAATTACTTTTTCATCCGTATATGTCTGCTGTATAAGCTGAACAACGATTCGCCCCACTTGATTCAACATCTCATCTATATCATCTAATTTGGATTTTATTCTTCGTTGAGCATATTCATCAATCGCAACTGTACCTTTATAAGTTTGAGGTGCTGCGCTGGGATCGCCCTGAGATAAAGGATGTATACCTAATATCTGGTAAATACTTGTTTTCGCATCTTCTTTATTTCTATATAATTCATTTGGCAAAGGTATCGGTCCCGCAACTATTGGCTGACCTAATTCAGGATCGTATTCAATGACCCCCGTACCAGCTCTGCTCCACTCTTCCTCCAATTGCTTTCTATCCATTGAACCACGAGGTATTAACAGTTTAGTATTAGTAGAACTTGAGGCATGCGCTATAATCAGAGATGTTAGCTTATTAATATATTCCTGTATAGGTTTTACAAAGCGGACATCGCTCATTGGATAAGGATTTCTATTATGACGGTTCATAAGCGGCACAATTGGATAATCATCTATGTCCATAATAGAATGATCAACTAAAAGACCTCCTATTGATAATACACGCTTAATCCTGTCAACTATAACCTGATTTAAGACAATCACGCCTTCATCGATCATCTCCGTATTAGTGACTGGCGTAAGCCTTGTGGTGCTACCGGGAATCGCACCCTCATGTTCCTCTCCCGGCATTATCGTAGGCTGACCCGTTACTGGATCTTGCATCATGTGATATACACCACCAGTAGACTCATATATTTGAAGAAGTTCCATTACAGCCCTATCTTCAGTTACTGGCTTTACGCCTTCTACTGTTTCCATAAACATAGCGGGTTCTTGAGCAAATTCTTCAAAACCCTTTTCATTCATAATGTTCTCTTCTCCCGTGAGAGAATCGAGAATATGAAAATATGGAAGTTTTACTTTTTCATAACGGTCAATGATCTCATAGTGCTTATAGTACCCATCGCTATCTTCAGTTGGGCCAATCTGCTGATCTTCTGATCCGTCACGCATTGTAGTCGGATATCTATTATTACCTGAACAAGTTGTCATTTGATCCATTTTATCTGCAACTGTTGGAAATACAGTCTTAATCTGCTCATCCGTAATTCTTTTGGCTATGATCATACATGCAGAATCCCGAGCAAACGGATCTTTAGAGTTTGGGTCGAGATAAAAGTCGAGGGGATCAATGTTCTTTATCTTAATTTCGCCCTTACCAAAGTCAGCCATACCGTCTACATATGCCTGCATGACCCCCATGCCTTTTACATAGTAATCATCTACTACCTGTTTTAATTCAACGCTGCCATTTGATATATCCCATATATATGCCATTATATCCGAAAATATTCTACCGACCTTATTATCGGAATCATCTCTGCCTGCTGATTGGAATTTTGGTTTATTTGCAGTTAGGAGAGCTTTTGCCTGTTCTACTGCGGGATATATAATATTATCTACAATAGCAACCTGTGAACGCTTAGAAAGAACATTCTTATGCGAGGTTTTCCATTGCTGGTTATTGCGAAACTCATCGTCTTCCATAGCCTGTGTAGCCCAAGTTGCCCTACCTTCATGGTAATTATCTAACAGACGTTCGGATTTTTTTACTTCTGGATGCTTTTCGGTTGCCATATGGTATGTACGTATTTGCACAGATTATGTATACATAATTGCACAATAACAGGGATGATCTTAAGAAATTGAGCGTTAGGCTCTCAACGTCTTTATTAAACTATTTGCCAATCCCCAAATAAATTATATCGTTTCTCGGAAAGCAATGGAATATCCTCTGCTTCATGATACGGTGAATACGAACCTTTATTAGCATAATAAAGACCATCCAACAAATCATCATGTTTCCCCCGCGGGAACAATAACAGCTCATCCATCAATTCCTGCTGATCCTGATGGATATACATCTGTTTTCTTGCGAATATGGGCTGAAGCGATTCCAGCCTGTTACTTTTGGAGTTTCTGGGGTTTTCTTTAATATTCAGCCCAGGAATAAACATATTCTCTTCTTTTGAGCGTTTAATCACATATTCGCGAAGCATCTCCTGATATCCCACAGATTCAATACGAGTCTTCTCAGATCTGTAGCGCCTGTAATTATTTACAATTGCTTCTGCAAGATCCAGCGGAGTTGCATGTTTACGGTAGTAAGGCAATGAAAAACGTCTGTTTTCACCGTCAACTGCTAAATTATATATTACAGAATAGTCAGCGGTTTTTTTAACGCTTGATGCAGGATCTACGCCAGTAAACACATTTATAGCAACAACCTCATCACACGGCACCCCATCTAGAGATTTTAACTTTAAATAGCTATTATTGTCCTTTCGGAAGAAATCTCCTTCATAAAACCTGAAATCGTCTGCTTTAAAGAGCTGATCCTCGTCTCCTACAATTTCACAGGCATATTCACGATAAAACACTGATAATCTATTAATTGACTCTAATTCCTTCTTTTTCTCAAGAAGTTTGTCAATTCCCCACCATTCTTCCCACAATGCCTTCTTATTCTCAAAATCGGGTTTAAATATCATATTTTCCCAACCGTGCATATCCTTCAGAGTCTCAACCATACATCTTTGATGCTGTGGCGTACCAATGATAACAATTCTTCCATTTCTGGGATCAAGTGACGGAACTGCACTTTGCAGCAACCATCTTAAATTATTCTCCATTGCTTCCGCAGTTTTGGTATTATTCTCATCTTCGGGGTCATCCACTATAATAAGCGTAGGTCTTTGGTTGCCTACCTTAATACCACGCAACTGCTGTCCTGTACCCTTGCAGATAATCATAGATCCGTCTTTTAACTCTATTTCCGCCTTTGACCAGCTTTTAGCACTATGTTGCCCCCAATATCCGAACAAAGACCTAAATGTATCCGAAAAGTCTATAGTATCCTTTAACAGCCCCAAAAGCTTCACTGCGTGGTCCTGAGTTCTTGAAACCAGTACAATAAGCTTCTGCCCTTTACCATACATTAGGTGATAGAGCGGAAATATGCCCCCTACAAGCGAAGATTTAGCATGACCCCTAGGTGCCACTATGTTCATCTGTTTTACGTCAGGATTACGCAGTTTTTCAGCTATTTCATAATGAAAGGCAGGCGAAGCCGCTGAAAACATATTTGGCATACAAACCTTGCCAAACAATATCATATCGTTTTTCAGCTTCTGAAGTATCTGTACTTGCTTATTCTTCACCTAGTAATCTGATCCCATCAGTCTTTCTATCTCTCCATCGGAAACTGTTAACCCCATATCTTCTGCAACTGTCTTTAATAAAGTCAGAAAAGATGAAAGCTTTTTCTCGTTTTTTGATTCAATAACAACCAATTTTTTAAATTTTTTGGATTTCTTCATAGGGAGCTTCCTTCTTTTGTGACATTTTCAGGCTTTTCTTCTCTTCTTTTGCAATTTTGTCAAGAATAGTATTAGTCATGTCAATCTGAACCGTATCTGTTTGAATTGATTTCTTGGGGAGCATGCCCAGAATCTTTACAAACTGTTCTGCACCGCGTAATACATTTGAAGCATCCTTGTTTTCCCTGGCTATATCAATACCACTAATTATCATGTCAAGCACCTCGCCTTGTGAGATGTTTCGCTCACTTAATGCCTTTTGGATCTCATCATCGAGCATTTTCTGTATCCTTTCTTGTTTAAATAGCCTTTTGGCTGTTAAATCGGGCCTCTGTTGGTCATTTCTGTAAACACTACCCAACACTCCCCAATCTATCTTACCTCCATTTAGCATCATTTCAGCGTACACCTTGACCATATTCTTAGTTCTGGTCTTTTTCGCCTCTTGTTCATCCCAAGTGCGTGTTCCAACCTGTGAATACTCCCCGGTATCACGGTGCGGTTCGTATTTCAGGTCCACCCCCCTGCTCAACCACTGCCTTCCATACGGAAATGTCACCTGTTCGTTGGTTTTGAACTGTTTTCTGTAAATACACTCAGCAACATAACCATCATCACTAATACCAAAGTCGCCCTCACCGCATTTCCGCCAAGAACTGTACTCTATTTTCTTATCTTTTGCTTCTTTTTCGGAATAAACAGGATAAGAGACGCTTTGGTAGTTGTTTTTCTTAAATTTTCTTGAAATATAGTCCATTATATTTTGTACTTCCCCTATTACTATAGTAACAGTTACTATAAGTAACAGTAAAGTATATAAATAGTACAGTTACTGTAAGTATCAGTTTTTTATAGTTATCTTTTACTATAAGTAGCAACTATAGTAACAGTACTATAGCTACTGTTACTTAATCCATGCGTCATTAGTCGTACTCTATATGTGGATTTTCTTCCTCTTTATGCAGTCCTGCCTGAATTTCAACCGTTCTTAAGTAAATATTCTCCTCTGCACTAAACATACTAAACAGTTTCCAGGCAGTATCCTCCTTTAAGTTCTCAATAAACTCAAATTGACCAGTCTCAGGATCTAAACGCTCTACTTTGGGAAGTTTCATTAACTAAATGTAACTAATGGGACACCACCTCCTCCACGTTAATTCTTGAAAAATTGACTTAGACTGCGTGTGGGTAATATATAGGATACCTACCCCCGTCGAATCGGGTTGCGCTGGGTGCGG